CGCGTAGTGCAGGCGCTTGTGGATCGCCGACATCACCTTCATGCCGCGCTCGAGCAGCGCAACCGTGGTGCCTACCGGCGCCTCTTGGTTCATGTTGCCGGTCTGCTGGTCCGCCAGCGAGACAAAGCGCCGCCCGCCCTCGATCAGCGCGCCAAGCAGCTGAACCAGCGTAGCCGAAGGCTCCTTGTACGGCAGCGGAATAATCGAGTCCCGGATGCTACCTCCGGGGGTGTCAATATCGCGCCACTCGCCCGGCTGCAAAGGCTCGTCGTTGTTGCGGACACGCACACCACGGGCCTTAAACCCGGCAGGCAGGTTAGCCAGCGTGCCGGCGTCAATAAGTTGACGCAAGATGCTGGTCGCCGCACGGCCCAGGCCGCCGATCATGTGGATCAGGCCGAACCCGTAAAAGCCGAGGCCGGGCATGAACTTGTAATGCACGAAGTAATGCCGCTTGCGCGCTAGGTCCGAGTTCTCGTCGAAGTTCCGGCGGATCGACAAAACTTGGCTAGAGCCCTCGTCTATCGTTACGATGTAGGGCAACTGGATCCCAGTTGGCTCACCCTCTGGGTCCATGTCCTCGAACCCGTCAAGGTCCAGATCAACATGCATCTCCAGAAGTGTGTACACATCGTCTGTGTACGATTTGCTCGTACCTTGGATCTCGTCGACCTTTTCACGGACAGTGTCCGAGCCGCCTTCGTAGCTGGTCAACTCAACGTCGCGGTAGAACCCCGCAACTTGGAGCTTGCGCACCTCGTTGGCGTCCATCCGCAGCACATGCGTGATCCGCGACGCCGTCTGTAGGTCAGAGGCCGAGTACGGGACAACCAGATCCTGAGCCGGAACAAACTTCGAGACCGCACGCTGGCGGGCTTCGTCGAAGTAGACCTTCTTGAACGTCGAGCCAGACAGCGGGAGATAGAACAGCAGCTGATCCATGTCCGGATCATACTCTTCCATGATCTCAGTGATCTGGTAGTTCATGTAATGCTTGACCCGCGAAGCTTGGTCCTCGCGCGCCTGGTCTTGCACACCCATAACCTGCGTTTGAACTGGGCCGCCAGCCGGAAGCAATTCCTTGTACGCCTGCGCTTGGAACTGGGTCACGCTTTCTGAGATGAGCGGATGCGTCACGCCGGACGCGCCCTCAAAAGGCGTGCTGCGCTCTTGGTAGTTCACGCCCAGCTGATCTAGGCCCTTGGTGTAGCCCTCTTCCCATTCGGAGCGGGAGGACAGATCGTCCTCATAAGCAGCCTGCAGTTCACTCGAAAGCTCCCCGAGGTATCCGTCGTCCAAGTACTCAGCTAGGTTCGCGTTGTGCGGGATCAGCTCTTCCTGGCTCATCTCTTCCATCGCCGCAGCCAGCGCTTGAACGATCGCGCCGCCTTGGCCGTCCTCAGTGACAGACGCGCCGCCCTCAAAGGTTTCAGGCGTCATCACAGGGACGTCAACCGCAGACGAATCCATCGCACCACCGGCGGATGCCATGGCTGAATCTACGAGTGAGCCCATTGGGCGAGGTGGCAAAGCCATCAGTAGTACTCCCGTTTACGAGGCGCGTACTCTTCCTCGTTCTCTTCGCCCTCGAGAGCGATCAGCCCGCCCTGCCGAAAACGCATAAGGGCCAACGTCATGCTATCACAAAAGTCGTCGTGTTCGCCATTGGGAAACGAAGCGATCTCTTCGATGACTTCATCAGAGAACTTCTTGTCTTCCGGGGCCCACACCAGACCGGCTTCGAACAGCGGCGATACCATGTGCATTCTTGTGGTCTTATCTACACCACCGCCGCCCGCGCGTCTACCAGGGGAAAACCCAAGCACCGGAATACCCCGCGCGCGAAGCTCGTCCATAAGCGGGCCGCCCGTGGCCTTTTTCTCGATGATGACCATGTCGGGATCCCAGTACTGGCACTCCTCGTAGGCCACCTCCTTGAGCTCGGGAAAGTTCCACCGCCCGCGCCGCCCATCCAACAGCATGATGTTGTCCGGCCCACCCTCCTCTGGCGAGAATATGCCCCAGGTTGTGATGGCCGAATAGTCGGCCGTCTCCTTTTTTGAGAACGCGGTGTCGTAGGCCTGCAGAACGTACTTCAAAGGAGGGATGTCCTCCTTGTCCCACATCTTCCACCACTCCCGCTTGATGAGCGCCGAGGCCGTGCCGGTGGGCTGCTGCTGCCACTGCGCAGACCATTTCTGTACGGGCAGCGAAGCTTTGATCGAGAGCAGCGCATCTTTGTCCCAAAACTCCGGCCATAGCGGGTCACCGCTGGGCATGATGGCCGGGAACTCCACGACTTCCCACTGGTCGGACATCGTATCACTGGACTGGGCCTGGAGCAGCCGACCCGTCAGGTCTTTCTTGCCCCAGCGCGTGTTGTGGCTGACGATGCCATTCGCGATGAAGTTTTCGGTCCGGTCTACCTCAACGTCAAAAACCTCTTCGTCCCCGTCCGGAACAATACTGACAACCCTATCCGTTGTGAAGTTGGAGATACTTTGCTGCGGAGCGGAGTGTCTCAGGGTTCTTTCCATACCCGACGGCAAGGTTACAGTCGTTGCATAAGAGGCCTCGGACCTTTCCTGTCTCGTGGCAGTGGTCGATACATAGTTTTCCGGCCCAGTGAGCGCGAGTGTTTTTTGCGCCAGGTTCGCACCCGCAAACATCGCATCGATTTTCTCGCTGGAAAACCATGTCCTCGTATTGCTCAAGAGTAATTCCGTAGCGATGCTTAATGCGATGCGCGCGGGCGTGTAGCGGGTCTTTTTTGCGCTGGTTTCTTTTATTGTAGCAAGATCGGCACAAACCTTTCGCAGATACTGGGCTTGAGCAATGATCAACTGCGCATTCAACACCGATCCACTTCCCATGATGCCCCAGCTCGCGGCGAGGGGCGTTTGGGTTTTTCCGGTGGTAAGACTCTCGGCTTTGGCATGCCGAGCAAAGCCCCGGTTTTGTTTCTGCCCTAGAAGGCCTGTTGCATCCCGAAGTGATACAAGTTCCATCCCCGGGCTCAGATCTCGCAGCTTGACCCATTTTACAGTCCCTTCTTCTTTGACGAGAAACGGGTGCCTCTCGTTCGCTCGAAGTGTTCTGCCAGATTGTGTCAGTACTTTAAAGACCGAGTCAACACCACTTGACTGCCAGTTGTTTATTTTTGCGGTGCTTAACCGCCCTTTATCGTAGGTGACAACTATATCTCCGGGTCGCACATCCCTAAGAGGTTTTTCTACGCCGTCGGCCATAAGCACAGGGGTGTCCCCTGTCATACACATGACAACGATGATGGCGCCGCCGGGCTGCAAACGCTGGCGAGGACCAGAGGTGTACCACTCGTAGGCGTGGTCAAACGCGGTGTCGCTCAGCGCATCCTGCTCCGAGTGAGGGTCGTCAATGATAAACAGGTCAGCGCCACGGCCGGTCACAGCAGCGCCCACACCAGCAGCAAAGTATTCGCCGCCCTTGTCCGTGCCCCACTTGCCCGCGCCCTTGTTGTCTTCCTTCAAAACCGTGTTCGGGAAGATGTCTTTGTACGCCGGGTCGTCAATCAAATCTCGGACCTTGCGGCCGAACCGTACAGCCAGCTCGGTGTTGTGCGTGGCCTGAATGATCTTGAGCTTTGGGTTTCGGCCCAAGAACCACGCAGGCATCAGGAACGATGCAAACTCGGACTTCGAATGACGCGGAGGCATGTTGATGATCAGCCGCTTCAGCTCGCCCCTCGCAACTCGCTCAAGCTTTTCAGCAATGATGCGATGGTGCCGGCCCTCGATGAAGTTCTCGTACACATGGTGCGCAAACGGCATGAAGCGGTGCTGGGCCTGCTCCCGCAAGTCCAGCCGCTTCTTCGCCTCCGTGAGCGCCAAGATCTCCTTGAGCGCTTCTTCAGGCAGTGCCTGCAGATTCATTAAGTTCTCCTAGCGCCGGGACGGAACACAGTTCTGCCCTCTAGAGGACTAACGTCCACTGTACCGGTGAACGGGCCGACACGCGGGCGCACCATCTCCGGAACACAAGTAAAGCCTCCGTTGGCCATCTGCACCTTGCGGAAGCCTTCGGGGCACTCAAACGCCGGCTCCTCTTCTTCGAGCAGAAGTTCTTCTTCGTCCTCGTCCTCGTCCTCGTCAACT